GGGCAATTGCCTTTCTGGATCATCAAATAGCTATTGCGCTTACAGAACAACTGCAGGCATGATGCTAGTTTTAAAACGTCTTGGCTCCTTTTTGTTTTTAGCCTTGTCAGTCCTTCGGGACTATGGGTTAATCGGATTCACTCGTAAGAGACCGAGAAAACGGAAAATGGACAAACCGGTAACTCCGGAGACTTAATTTAAAAACATCCCAGAGAGGTTTTGGTATGAAAGGTATCAAAAAAGTAAAACAACCCTTCAATGTAAATTTGAAGGTAGCCGACGATCTTCCTTGGAAGATTTTCGGATCCCTATGTAGAGACCTAGGCATTAATGGCGGGAATGCTAAACCGTTTATGGGTGCTATACGCAACCGAGACGTGAAGCTTTTATTATCCCTTCTTGCTGATGTCAGTCCACGACGTATGATTGACAAAATTGGTAGACCGGCGAAGTCAGATGCTTTTGACTTTTATCGGTTTTACCAGCTAGGTGCTTACCTTAAGAAGTTCCCTTTTAAAGGGGAAAATACGAGGTCTCCTGCTTTTGAGAAGTTTCACGAGCTTGAGGAACATTGCCGTCTCTTTAATACAGAGAATTATAAGGCACTCGTAGGGCTTGATGAAAAACATCCTGAGTACTACGGTATTCTTGATGAAATACGTCAGGACATTGAAAAGTTGATAGGTAGGCTTCCTCCCATTGAGAGTATTATTGGACATGCTAAGCATGGTCCAGGTGTTTCCCTAGGTGACCAGTACGACGAGGGTAAGGTAACCAGCTTTTATAAGTGGTCTGAACTCCCGTATACCGTTACCCCAGGTACTCTGGAACTTGCGCGATATGCCATCTCCTCCGATCCGCGATGGATTGGAGCGCTTGATGATTGGTTCCGTCGTTTAACTGACGTGCCGATCGGTAGCCCCATCGACATGGACCTTTTTTGGTCTCGTGTCTTTGATGTAGTCGATGGTAATCGTGTCACTACAGTACCCAAGACGGCCGAAATTGACCGTACTATAGCAATTGAGCCAATGCTGAATGTTTATCTTCAGCTAGGTGTTGATCATGTTTTCAAGAGCGCCCTCCGGCGCGATTGGGGTTATGATTTAACATCTCAAGAGGCAAATCAGGATTTAGCTTACGAGGCTTCAGTTACCGATGAAATGGTAACTTTAGATCTCAAAGGCGCTTCTGAGACAGTGGCAATGATGTTATGTTACCTACTGCTGCCTCCGGCTTGGATGGACCTGTTGGTTGATTTGAGGTCGCCGCAAGGCGTCATCCTCTCGCAAGAGGGAGAAATCATTTCGACCATCCACTACGAAAAAATATCTTCGATGGGAAACGGGTTCACTTTTGCTTTGGAGTCGCTGATCTTTGGCGCGCTTGTACGATGCGCCATAAGAAGAACAAAATCAGCGAGGAAATCGGCGGTCTTTGGGGACGATTTGATTGTTCCCACAACCGCTTACCCATTTCTAAAATCACTGCTTAACCTGTGTGGCTTTATGCTCAATGAGGATAAAACCTTCGTTGATGGGCCATTTAGGGAGTCGTGTGGAAAAGATTTCTTTCTCGGGTACGACGTCCGACCTGTTTTCTTGAAAAGACAGCTCAAAAGTGTGCAAGATCTTTTGTACGCACACAATTCTCTCTGGTTGCTACAGGAGAGGTTGTTTTGGGCTTGGAGTGTCGATTTGTCGAAAACTCTAGCGCTGATTAGAAGAGCTTTACCAACGCAAGTTGGCCAAGTGATCTATGGCCCGCCTGGGGAGTCACTAGACACCCATTTGTTTACTAAAAGGAAACTTTTAACCACCCCTGAGGGTGATCGGTTCTTTTGGCAGTTAATTGCCAAGCCGAAAACTTTCCGTTGTCGGGGTAAGGATTTTTATTTCCGCAAGCTCATGGTGTCGCTGAAAGCGAAGCCCGACCAACTACGCGAAGTAGTTAAAGGGGTTTTCATTCCAGTTAACCAGAGGCAGAAATGGGATAAGAGTCAGAGGTTGGACACTGGCAATGCGTTTGAAATAACGCGTCGCGACGCAGTGGAATACTACTGCGTACAAAACATGCAGGTGAAAACCTGTATGTCGTCCAAATACCGCTCCCTGCTAGTTAGACCGGCTGACAAACCGATCCGACCGTAGGTGAAGTATCCACATACGTGGGGCACAGAATGCAGAGC